AAAATAAGGCTTTCTATGTCCTATTTGTTATTGTTTTGTTATTATTAAACCTTATCAAAGAGTTTCAAAGGGCTGCTAATATTAAGTTTTGGGCAGCCCTTTCATGATATTTTTTATATTGTATTTCTATATTATTTTATACTACTGCTACACTCAAAGCTCCATTCTCATCAGTCTTAAGCATGCAGCACTCAAACTCACCGTTTATAGTATTGTCAAATATATACCTTTTACCATCTATAACCTGTAAACCTGTTACTGCATATCCGTCTTCACCAAAATAGTACCAGTGACTATTTATAGTTTTCCAACTTGACTTTATATAGCTATTGCCGGTATCTGCATACCACCAACCTCTGTCATCTCTGTTCCAACCTACCTCATATCTGCTTTTAGTTTTGAGTAGACTGTAATCCGGTCTACCATATCCGGCTATGCGTGCATTATCTATATCATATTGCTTATAGCACACACTGCCGCCATTGGGAATTACCTGTGAGCCGAGAGAAGTATTACCTTCTATAGTATACACAACATTTCCTGCAACCTTATATACCAAGCCTATATGGCAGATACGCACACTGTTTTTGAAAAATATCAAATCTCCTACCTTAGGTCTGCTATGCCATTGCCCCTTATCCTTAAACCACTGTGCGGATGTAGGGGTATATGCACTAAAAGGACCCGTAAGTTTTAGAGTTTGAGCCTTTCCAAAAGTCTTTACAAAGCACCAGTCAACAAATATATCACACCAAGGTTGACCTTGTAATCCGGGATATAAATCTCTGGCGTATTTTGTATAGTTATTTTGCCCGGCATTGGCATTCTTATCATCAAGGTTATTTGCATTTTTCTTTTCCATATATCCTACTTCGGCTCTTGCAATCTCAATTATCTGTAGGATATTAGGGTCTGTATTGTTTTGTAACATACTTACTCCTTTTCCTTAAGTTCCGGAAGTCCTGCAACACTGGTAAGCAAGGACAGTATCCCTGCCACAGCACTTGCAGAAGCTACCATTACCCAATCTACATCATTTAACACTGCACCTGTACCTATAGTTGCTATTGCAGTCTGCGCTACAGTCTTTATAGCTCTTATCCCTGCTGCAATGATCCACTCTTTTGTCACTATTCTATCCAGCATCTTATTCCTCACTTTCCGGCATTTCAGGCAATGCCATAAACTTTATATATATGCTATCCATCACCCCGTTTTCACCTAGGTTGTGATACCATTGATATATATTCTTGAAATTTTCCTTAGCATATAGAGGTGCATAACCCCTATCAATGTATTTACTATATATGTCATACAATCTATCTCTTAGAAGTGCTTGCACTCCTGATTTTAATGACTTATTTTCTTTGTCTATCAGCTTTATCTTTCCCATAAGTAACTTTGCAAAACTTATAAATGCTGTAGGAAATCCTATAACCATCAAAAACTGATAAACCTCAAGCGAAATCTTAAACATTGTTTCTATCCCCTAATCTTCCTTTTTGGTTGCATTACTGTCTGTTGCAAGGTCTTCTCTGCCTTTTTCCTTTAACTTTTTTGCAACACCTGCCTTTAATCTTGCAATCACCTGACTAAATTTGTACACTCCATCAATTATCAGATTTGCTATTACTTCAAATAAATGATCCATATATACACTCCTTTCCTAAGACATTAGATTAGTACTTAACTCTACTAAAGCCAAATCTGTTGTTTGCTGCCTGTTTTCAAGTTTTTCTTGATTACTCTCAAGTACTTTTATTTTTTTCTCAAATTCTTTTTTAAGTTCCTCTTCCGGTGTTAAAGGTCTGTCAATGTAAATCGGCTCGATTTTATCTCCGTCTACATCGAGCCTAACAAGATTTTTCCCGATAGGAACATCTACTTTAATAAACTTTAAACCTCCCACAGGGTCAGGGGCAACATCCATCATTTGATAATAGATAGTACCCTGCTCGTCAAATATTACCTTCATATATCTCCTTTCTTAACTTGCTAATCTTTTTGTATGTTCTTGTATTACAAAGTTTTTAATCTGTTCATAGCTCCAGCCTAAGCCAATAAGAGAAGATATAAGCATTTCCATATCCTCAAGTTCTTTTAACTCCTCACTTGCAAGATAGTCTCTAAGACTTTCTTTGCCTTTAATCCCGTATTGCTCTTTAAGTTCGGCAAAGGATTTGTTAAATAGCAACTTATATATAAGTTTTGTATAGTTTGGATACATGAACTTTTTATTAGGGCTGTCAGCTACTTTCATTTTTATAGTGTCTGTTAATATATACCTTACAAGCTTGCCTTTTTCTCTTTCGATTACCCACTGTTGGCGTTCTGTATATATTCTTTTAAGCTCCTGCTCCATAGAATTAAAGGCATTTATATACATTTCTTTAAATTGAGATGCTTTTTCACCCGTAAATCCCATAGCAAGCATAACAAAACCGTCTTTCGTTATTAGAAATTCTTTATTAGTTTTTCCGCTCTCATCCTTATAACTACTTAACGCAAAATTGCGTTGAGTGAATTCATAACTACATTCAAGATTGTCAATAGCTCTCAAAACATCCGCATGCCTTTTATCAAATCTTTTAGCTATATTTCTGCTAGATGTAACAACTCTTTCTTCATTTTTACTGCCTATAATTTCTACTAACATAACTTAATCCTTTCTCTTAGTTATTTCTGCATTAAAAAAGCACCTCGCTTTGAAGTGCTAGTTTATAAATTCTATGTGATTTATTACGCATTCTGCCTGTGCTATTGAGTCAGTTTTCTCTGCACTCGCATTAGCATAAGCAAATATATAACATTGCTCATTCATATCTGATACATCTATTTCAGCCCATAGTTGTGTATTTATTGGACTGCCGGTAAGCGAAAAAGACGCATGTTTTACCATATAAGGCGCCGGCGTTGTTGATACTTGTAATGTATAGTTATCAGGTAATGACCTTTTATTGATATTTTTTACAGGTATAATAACTATTCCCATAATCACAGTAGGATTATCTGCTGTACCTCCGGCATTATGTAGTTGCCCAGATAAAAACTTGGCTCCGACCTTAATTCGCCTAAACGGTAACATATTTACAGAATGGTCGAAAAAAGCGGTTATGTTTCTATTATGTCTTGAATGAACAAACTCAGGTTTTCTTTTTCTCACAGAAAATCTTATGCCTCCATCTTGCATACCTAAGTACTTAAACCACTCGTCTGACTGACTTGTAAAATACCTATCAGCTCCAAAAGTTATATTTCCCAAAGCATTAGGTATTTCTCCAAGTATTACTTCTTTGTCTGCGTTAGCCACCCCCGCAAGTAATGTCCCATCGAAGGTGGCATTATAAAAAGCCGCTCGACCTGTTCCATAATCAGGCAATGTACCTTGTATTCCTAAGACATTAATTCCTTGTCTTATATTCTCAGGTAAAAGAGTCGGGGCTTTTAGAAATACCCAATTTGCTCCTTCAATCAGGTATCCGTTCGGTATTCGCACAACTAAGCCTCGTCCTGCCACAGGGTGATCTATTGCATTACCTTGGTCTGCCCATGCATAGAGTATATCCAAAAATCCTGAACCGACAACGCTCCATATAGGTATTGCACCTTTTACTTTCGCTATAGTTTTATCAGCTCGGATATTTTCGGGTCTCAGGTCAGATGCAGGCATAAAAACGAATGCGACACTATTGTTAAGTGCGTATTTTTTACCGTCTTCAGGTCTTATTGAAATTATAATGCCTCTACCACGACTTGGGCTGTCTATAGCTCCACCCTCACCCCATTGATCACTCCTGTTATGTGCAAACATAACGGACAATGATATGTCACTATTTGCCGATAATAACTGCATAGTTCCTTCCAACGCTTCGTCATTACTGTCAGCAGTAAGCGCTGTCTTACCTACTAATACATCCGCCCTAGAAGCAGTTGTATCCTCTGATTGAATACCTCCGCCCCCTTTTTTTATTAAGCAAATCGCCATTATTTTTACACCCCCTTTAGCGCTATGTAGAATGAAAACTCCGGCTTCTTGTTAAAACACTTAACTCTTATCTTTCCGTCTAGTGTCTCAACAAAATCCACTTTGGAAAACTGCTTATTTAACGCTCTTACAGCTTCTGAACTTTCATTACCTGCCAAATGTAAAGCTACTATCGGCGTATCTGTAGACAATATCCCCGGTACATCAATTTCTTGTGCGTAAGGTGCTGTATTACTCCATTTACTCACATCCAGCAACACATACCTTACTTCTTGTAGAGCATTCAATGTCTTTGTTATGGCATTTAAGTCCTTTGCTCCAAACTTATCCCCTATTTGGCTATATACCGTATTATCTGTAAATGTTTTTGTACCATCTCCATTATCAAGCACTCTGTATTTTCTTTGCCCGGTAAATACATCGTCTTTATAGTCCGTTTTCAATCTATCCAAAATCAGCTCCTCCTAAAGTAAAAGCCAGTCTTTTTCTGCCTGTATCCTGCCCCTTAAGCAGCTCATACAGTCTAAGACCGGCTTTTTCTATCCTGTTTAGTTCCTCATAGTTTATAAACTGTTGATTAGGAAAGTACTCTTTTTTTATACCTATATCAAGTGCAAGTGTACTATCACAAATCCTATGTAAGTTGTTTTCTATCTCATTTATCTCATCTGCATACACATAATCGCTGTAACCCCTATCAGCTCCAAGATCTGCATATATAAATGCTTCATAAAGTGTATACGCTAAATCTTTGAGATAATTAAGATTGTTTTTAATCCTGTTGAAATCGTTCTTATCAAATCGACTACCTACACCCCAGTCAGTTTTAGGCTCTGTCCACGCCATACTTCATCACCCTCTTAGCCTTTGCACTTCCGGACAATGCACCATTAAAATTAAGTGTATAGTCCTCAAGTTTTATTATCATTCCGTCTACATATTTATTTTCCAAAAAAGCCAAATCACCTGCATCAAGTCTGGGCTCTCCTCTGTCTGTAAGATTGTACTCTCTATCGCTGTTATAGTATTCTCCAACCCAATCGCTGATAAGTTCAGCGTGTTTTACAGATGATATAAGAGGATTTTCCCACTTTGCCGTCTTGCCTGTGACATTCAACTCTTTTGTTATTGATTGCTTGGCTACAACATACTCATATCCTGATATGATAACTTCCATACTGGATTGTGTTTCAATCTCTATCTCAAAACTTGAACTTCTTAGAATATTTGCTCCTTGATTGACTACAAAGCCATATGAAGCATTGCTTAATTGAAATACATACTTTCCTTGCCTTGCTACAGTTTCTTTTACAAGTTCTTTTATAGACTCTGTGCTTGGCTGATATACGGTCCTTATTGTATTAAGTACCTTAGTTTTTTCCAGCAAGGTACCTACCGGATATGTTTTAAGCTCTTTCTCATATTCAAAACTATAATCCGTTACATCTCCGAATATGATCTTATCCAGCACGACACGGTTATAGGCTTGTATTTTATTAAACTCTATATCAAGTCTGTCCATAAGCGGAAACTCATGAAATATAACTGCTTCCAAATCTAAACCATAAACTTTATAAGTATCTTTAAGCTCACCATCATTATATGCCTTAAAAGTTAATTCTTTAGGGGCATACCCATGAAAGAAAAGTCTTAATCCGAATACCAATAGATCAGCTTCCATAGTTATACTTACTGTGGGAATAATATCAAATGTACCGTCTTGTTTTGATATGCTTCTACTTATATATCCTGTATTCAGACAAGTCGAACCTTGTATATTCCTTGGCAAAAAGAAAACACTATCCTCAACTTGACTATACCTGTCAGCCAAGCTTGCATAGTGCTGTTTTTCGTTTCCATTTAATATGCCAGTAACTTTAGAATAATAATCCTCGTCTGTTCCGGAAACACTCATTTTAGGTAAAAAGCTGCTTTTTATACATATTTTTCCTGTTCTGTCTTGATACAATAAGCTTCTTCCGGCATTGGCTATAAGCTGTAGTGCTGACTTATGATCAATTGCCGGTACAGGATTATTGATAAATACAGTCTTAAGATAACTATCTATGTAATAGTCCCTTGTATCTACCTTAGCATCTTTTAATACATCAATTGCTAAATCATATAAAGATATACCTGTATGGCTATATACACCCTTTCTGTATATGCCATTTAAGTTATCAAAAATATCTGTAGCGGAAAGAGAAAGAGTCTTATCATCAGCACTCCAAGATTTTAAGTTTAATGTACAGCCATTTACCCACTCAATATGACCATCATCCAGTTCATATCCGTAAGTAACCTTTACACTTTGCCCCAATTCCATGAAGTTGATTGCACTTTTTGAGTTTTCTATGTCAAATACCCTGTCTTTATTTTCTATCTTGACGTCAAAATCTATAGATTGCAGCTCTTTCATGATAGGGGATATATGCTCTTTTTTAGAAGATGATAAAATCTTTGTGTTATTAAAAAATATACCAAGACCCATAGTAATTTTATTTACTCTAAGTCTATTTTCACCATGTATCATCCTTACTGGTTTTATCTCAATGAAAGTTGCACGGTAAAATACCTCATCTGTAACAAAAAGCTGCTTATTACTACCTCTTATCTGCACCGTATTCACATTTGAAACGATATCAAAATCAACAGGATATACATGGGAAAAATCTATAGTTAAACCTTTAATATCATATGCCGCAGGAAATACAAGCCTTATGACATCTCCTATATTCTTTACAACTATACCTTGGTTTATATAGGAATACCTCGTGTTTTTCCTCGGCATAAAAAACATACTATCGTCCACCTTTGTAAATCTTTCTTCAAGAACTGCATATGGTATAGTTACATCATAATTATCAAAGGGTTTCTTAAGTTCTGCAAAATAAGCATATTCTTTAGTGCTATCAACCGATACACCGGCTTGCGCTTCCTGATTTACTATTCCGACTGTAACCGTCATAAAAGAATGATTCCTTAAAGGTTTTCTTATCTGCTCTTTGTATTCCTTGCTTACTAATTGCATATCACACCTCGCCGCAATCTATAAGATTCACTTTACAGTTTTTATACATGGTAGGCATACCTTCATCATCAAAAAGTATAGGGGTTGCACTTCTGTTTCCCGGATACATTTCAAGTGTTATAAACCTGTTATTAACTACATCAGGAAATGTACAAGTTACCCTAAAAGCCGAGAAAAGATTAAGTATTAAAGACCATTCCGCAGCAGTTAATACTGACCACTGCAAATTATCAATCTTATATTGGTCTCTTCCTACCTTCTGTCCCACAAAAGTACCGTTAGCGTTCTTTCCGGCATCCACATTTGTAGCCACTACAAGACTTGCTCCGACATCCGGAGAGGGTATTTTTGTATTATTTATAACTAAAAATGACATACTCTCTCCTTTCTTAAGTCATGTCAAAGCCTAACCTCTTACTATATTCTCTCTGACTTCTTGCAATCTCTTTATTGTCAAGATTTACAGTAAGGTCTAATGTTTCTATCAAATCCGCTATTTTTTCAAGTGCCGTTAGTATTTTCTCATTGGTTTGGTTGTCTCGTGATTGAGAAGATATATCAGCAGCTATTCTTGCCATATCTAAAAGCTTACCTTCAGGAGCAACGACTTCACCTTGATATTTGTTATCGCCTATCATGGCAAGTTGCGGCGTGTTTGCCCTTACATAACCTCCTTGAGCAAGCTTAGGCAAGCTGATTTTTGACATTGTAGGTATTGATATTGAATCTCCACCCGGAATGGCACTTGTTAAATCATTAAGCCCTTCAACAAGCGAATTTATAGCACTGATACATCCGTTAACCATACCTTCAATTCCGCCTATAATCATGTTGATAACACCTTTTATAGCCCCCCATATACCGTTCCAGATATTCACTGTAGTAGTTTTTATGCTGTTCCATGTAGTGTCCCAAGCACTCTTTATAGCATTAAGCGCTGTATCTATTCCGGTCTTTACTGCTGTAATACTGTTTGTTACTGTGGACTTAATGCCGTTCCATACGCCTTCAATAAATAACTTTATAGCGCCCCATACCGAATCCCACACTGCTTTTATAGTTCTTAAAACATTATCTATCGCTATTTTTATTAAACTAGAAGCAGTTGTTACTATAGTTTTCATTGCATCCCATATACCGCTAAAGAATGTTTTTATGCCTTCCCATGCCTTCTTCCAATCTCCTGTAAAAACACCCGATATAAAATCAATGAGTCCGCCTAATGCCTTTAGCACTCCGCTCATAACATCTGCAACTGCGGTTGCAAGAGCAAAAAACACTTCTATTACTGTTTTCAATCCCGCTCCTATAAGTGGCGCTACATTTGCAATAAACCATTCTATGAATGGCTGCAATACCTTTTCCCAAATCTCTTTTATACCATCCGCTACCTTTCCAAAAAACTCCATAAATCTGTCAATTAGAGGTTTAAGATGTGTTTCTGAAAGTTCTGTAAATTTGGGACCTATCTGTTCTAATACAGGTCTAAGATACTTATCATACATTTCCAATCCTTTAGCACCTATATCAGTGAATCCTTTAGCTAAAGCGTCTGCAAGGGGTTTGAAATGGGCATTATATGTATTTGTAAGTCCTGTGAAAAAATAATCTACAAGTTCTTTAATTTGCCCTACAACTGTGCCGATTATACCCAGTAAGCTGTTTAATGCTGATTTAATGCCGTCTACATTATTTATAAACGGAGCTGTTATTATGTTAAGTATGTCTACAGAAACCTGCATACATAGCTCTTTCAGACCGAGAAAAGAATTTACAAATATCCCTATCAGATCTGCTGTTAATTGCTGAGCTTGATCACTTCTAAAGACAGTAAATATATCAGCAATAGCTACCATGAAATTACCAAATATATCCATGCCTCTGGCACTTATATCAAGCATATTAACAAGATGCTGCTGAATAAGCTCTTTATTTTGGTCAAGATACTTATCTAAGCCACCTAGCAAATTTAATGCTATAGTAGCCCCTATAGATGCTATAGAACCTATGCTTTTTCCTAAGTTTAATGCTAATGATTTCATGAAATTATCAGCACTTTTTTGCACATCTGTATTAGACAATATATCAAGTATGCTTTTTCCTATGCCTCTGATTTTATTCTGAATATCATTTATTACAGATGTATCATCAAAGCCAATAGCAAAACCTTCTTTGAAAAGCCCTGCCAACTCTTTCGCATAGTCTATAAGACTTTTTATCTTTTCACCGAAACTATCAACTACACCTTCACCCTGTGCAAGACTTCCCATGTCGAATTCATCAGCACCATAATCAGAACCGCCACCACCGCCTGAGCCGCCTCCGCCGCCGGAACCACCATCATCGCCCGAATCAGGCTTATTTATTATATTTAACTCATCTATGCCGGTTGTAGCACTTGCTATATCCTTTGCAGCCTTTTTAGCTGCACCACCTGCTCCACCTAAGGCTTTTCCTGCACCTCCTGCTGCCTGTTCCATCTTTCCCATATCGCCTGCCGCTTTAGACACACTAGCACTTGCCGAGGACTTGCCTCCTGAAAGCAAATCTGTAAAAGCCTTAAAAGCATTGGCAAGAGACATTACTCTGCCTATAAGGCTATTTATCATTTTTACTATAGGCAATAATACATTTATAAGACCCTGCCCTATAGTAGCTTTAAGAGAATCAAACTGTAGCTTTAATACTCTGATCTGGTTTGCCCAACCGTCAGATGTTCTAAGAAAGTCTCCTTGCGCACCCTTAAGTCCGTCCATTACAAATTTATATCTGAGCATTACTTTTTCCTGCTCCGACATAGCATCCATTGATTTTGTAATTCCGTTTCTCAGTGCGTATTCTTGCAAAGCAGCCTGAGACATATTGATTCCGAACTCACGAAGAGGCATTAATGTACCGGTAAAAATAGACTGAAGCTTATCAAAAGCACTATCCTGTGAGATATTGTAAAAAGACGCCACATCTCCGGCAAGAGATGCAATTCCCTCACTCATGTCATATGCTGCCTTTTCAGAAAAGCCTAAGGACTTAGACATAGCTCCTATAGTACCCATGTATTTTTTAGCCATTGTTTCAGACAGACCCAAATTTACGGCAGCTTCCTTTGCAAACTTATCCACCTTTGCAGACATGGATGTAAAAGTAACATCCACAATGTTTTGTACTTCTGCAAGGTCTGAGCCTAAGTTTATACATGACTTACCAAAATCAACCAAGGCTTTTACTGAAAAAGCTGCAGCTATAGCAAGACCGGCTTTTTTAGCCATATCACCTATACCGCTTAATTGTTTGTCAAAGCCTGTTCTGTTAAGCTCTAAATCAAGTTGTATTGATCCAGCACTGCTTCCTGCCATTTAGTCACCTCCTGCCATTGCAATAAATGCTTCCTTAAAACCGTCCAGTACATTCTTAATATCCTCATCTGTCTTGGTCTGTGCTTGCCTCTTTTTCCAATTATTTCTTATCCTGTGTTGTTCCGGAGTAAAGTTTTTCAATATGTTTTTATCATCTTCAGCTCTTATAGCCACAACTCTACCTAAAGCTGTTTCTGGAGATATGCCTGCTAAAAGAGCTTTAAACTCGTCCCATTGCATATCTTTAAATTCTTTATGCATTAATCTGACCCCGTATTGTGATAAAAAAGAGGACACGATTAAATCGTAGTCCTCGAATAAATCATAATAGGGGTCTACTCTTCCCCCTCTTTGCCACTATTTCCGTTTATGAATGACATAGCAGACTTTACAACGATTAAGAAATCACTAAAATCAAGATTTAATGACTCTATTTTTTCTCTATTTTCTTTTGAAAATAGCAACTCATAGGTCTTTAACATGGTCGATGATTCTGAACTTTCTTCATCGTTGATCAGTTTCATAAACTTAAGTACTGTAGGAGCGTCTGTATTAACTTCTATCTCTATATCTCTTACGATAAGTTTGGGATTACCTTCAAAACTCAGTTTATCTGTAATATCAATTGTTTTACTCATTTACTTCCTCCTATACTGACGGTGTTACTGTAGGCTTGCCGTTACTTATAACATCAAACTCAAGCGGTGCAACATTTGTTGAGTCTCCTGCACCCATGTTCTTGACATCAAATACTGCCATATCCCACTCAACTGTAGTTCCGTCCGGGAATATCCAGCAAAAATATCCTTCCGAGTCTCTGCCGTTAGTAAATGCCTTCTTTGCTATGAAGTCGTTACCTGTATCCCCTTTGTTTCTCTTACCGTTTATAGTAATTGTGACAGATTTTGCGGTCATTAATGCCCTTTGCCATCCTTTATGTTCCATAGGTGTCCAGTTTTCCACACCGTTACTGAAAGACACTGAAAATGTCTCCATATCGGCTATGGTTGTGGCGCTTGCTTTTTCAGCACCTATTTTGAACTGATTTTCATAAACCGGATATACCCCTGTTTGTGCCATTGCTTATTCCTCTCTTTCATAGTAAATATCGCACCATATGACATATTCATAGATGCCATTATCGTCTGTATCTACACTTTGCGGCTCATTCATGCCCATAAGCACGAACTTGCCTTTTACCTGTCCAATGCTGAAATTTCTTTGATTTTGCAAAAGGTTAAAAAGCTTTATTGCTGCTTTCTCTGCATCTCTTTGGCTTTTATTCCAGTGAACAAGTATTGAAATCAGCTTAACCCCGAAGCTTTTTAATTTCAAACCTCCTAAAGCTATGTCATTAGGGGTATTTACTTTTCTGTTATATACCCCTATTGACTTATCCTTTTTATCCTCAAGCTTTCCGCTATATACATACTCATCTTCAACAAAACCCAAAGAGGCTACAAAATCTCTAATATCTGATAAAAGTACCATTATGTACCTCCTATAGACCTATAAAGCCTTGCGAATGCCTTTCTTGCAAAATCTTTTTTATCTCCTGTAAGGTAAGGTTCAAACCACCCTGCCCCCGCATTAGCGTGAAAAACTTTATTGAAATTATATTCGGGGTGATAATAAAGCCTTCTTGCATAAGGAGTGCTATTTACCAAGCTGACCTTCCCCTTTGCTGAATTCTCATAATCTGTAAAAAATTGTTCTCCCGATAAAGCACCTGTAAGCATTGGTACCGTTTCAGCCTGCCCAATATCGGTATGCACAGCTTCCGTAGTCATTTCCAGTGCTTTTACAGCCGCTTCACTTAGCTGTTTAATTCGTACATGGTTCATTTTTACATTAACACCCATACCTACACCAAATCCAATCTTGTATAATTAACAGTACCGTCAGGATTTCTAGCCTTAAAGCCTTGGAATATCCGCCTTTTTACCCCTAACACTTCTACACTTCCACCTGAAAATGTAGGAAGTTCAGGGCATATATCCCCAACAAATAAAGCACTTCCGGATAGCTGTATCAGTTTTTTTTCCGCTGTTAGTACAGTTTTTGTACTGTCCTGATAGTTGCATTTAAGCATTAAAGTAATAGAGGGAAGCGGCTCACCGTATTTGTTTAGCCCTTCCCTCTCCAAAATCACCTTTATGTCTGTTTTACAAAACCTTTTATCTACTAATACCGGATATCTCATACCCCCACCAATCTGCTTGTCAAACCTGTTTGACTTAGGAAGCTGTATAAGTACTTTTTTATAGCTATGCCTTTGTCAACATATACATTCCAGCTACTGCCGTTAAACTGCATTGATACTCCGTTTATGCTGTATCCTTGCAAAACTGTATCTATAATATCGGCATTTTCATATTCAAAGTCCGCCTGCCGGCATATGACTTCTTTTATGATATCCTTTTGAAACACTGTCAGATTATCAAATCCTTTAGCCACAATGCGGTTAAAGGTAAGTGAATCTATATGCCTGGAAGCCTGTATCAGCATACGACCTATATCGTCAGAGGGTATGCTGACACCCTTGTATACATCTCTATAAAATTGTTCATCAACATACCCTATATAAGCCATAGCTACTTCTTACCTTCCTTTTCAGGCTTTTCAGATACTTTCAACTGGGATTCTAATTCAGCGATACGATCCAGAGCCTTTAAGTGTTCCTCAATGCTTACTGTCTTTCCTCTGCTGTACTCAATCAAATTGCCTTCATCATCATAGATGTCAAATCCAGAATCTTTGTAGTGCTGCCTTAAATCCTCTGTTATTGTGTACTCTTTATTCTCTCTTACTGCTTTCATCTACCCCTCCTATGCCTGAACATTCATTGCACAACCGGCTACTCTCTTTTCAAGCAAGAATAAATCGCCGTAGTTTCTGTTCTGATAAATGTATCCGTCAGCTGTTCTTGAGTCAGTGCCGGGCGTAAACAACTTAATATAGCTGTACTTGTCCCTTGCAACTACACAAGACGGATGAATAAGAATAAAGTTAATCTGTTTTGCACCTGCTCCGGGCTTGCATCCGTCTGTGAAATCATACTTGGTTTTCATTCTTGAAGACGGCACCTTCTTAATCTCAACATCATCTAAGCTATGCACATTTCTATTTACAGCGTTTGGTGTAGTTACAGACAATACCCTCTGTAATCCCTCTGCTTCCTTAACGATCTTTGCCATAGCCGGAGTTACATAAAGAATTCTGTCCTCCTCAGGAACAGATGCCTCATCCATTCTCGACATCTCCTCATCGAATGCCTCGAGGAAGTTCGCAGCGGTAATAACAGTAGAATCGATTCTACCTTGATATGCTGTAAGCTCCGCATGAAGCTTTGAAAATCTGTAGCTGTCCTTCTCAGGAATTGCATGATCCGTCTCAAAAGTATGTTGTATATTTGCCACTGATAATGTGAGATTAGTCTCATCAATATCCATTGGATCAACAAAGAACTCAATATCTCTATCATGGGCAAGCTTCTTTGCCTCCCAGTCATTCTTGAGCGTACCTGCATTAAACCCCGGTGTTCTTGTGTGATCCTTGTATCCTGATGTTGTCAATCTTGGAAGCTTTATTGTCTGAGCGTTGATAAACATAACGCCCGGATTACTCTTTGCCAATGCATCTGAGCAAAGTTCCTTTTTATAAACTTCCTGTAACAAGTTTGAAAATGTTTCTGCGTAATTGTAAACTGCCATTTAATTTATTCCTTTCTGTTTTTACTTAAGCCCGAATGCTGCTCTTAAAGCTGCATTATCAGCCTGTGATTGACCGTCTCCCGTACTTCCGGTACCAACCTGTACAAATCCGCCGGCTTGAGCCTGTGAGGGTTTTAATCCAGGTATATCCTCAAGAACCTTTGATACGGCTGCTTTAACTGTTTCCTGATTTATCTTACCGTCCTGACCTAACACACTTGATAGGTCAGTCATCTTGATTACATAAGGTGCGGTCTTAACATCAACACCTAAGCCTAATACCTCAAATAAAGCTGTTTTTTCTATTTCAGCTTTTAATGCCTGCTGCTTATAAGTATCCAGCTCAGACTTAAGAGCTGCTACATCCGGTTGATTCGCTGCCTTTTGCTGCTTGAATGTAGTTACAGCCTGCTCAAGTTCTTCCTGACTAAGCCCCTGTTGTTTAAAGTAGGCTTTTAAGGCTGTATCTTCTTTAGCTGCCAAGGTACCGCTTAGCATTTGCTGTATTTTGTCATAATCTATAGCAGGTGTAGCACTGTTTTGTGCTGCAGTGCTTTGGTTTTGAGTCTGACTGTTAGATGTTTGCGGTTGGTTCTGGTTATTATTTTGATTATTTTCCATTATTTATTGCTCCTTTAAATCCATTTTTAGTGTGTCCCACTTAATACTTCCGTTTTCATAGGTGTCGCCTGCCACGCACCTTTTTAAGCCTTATCGTGTTTGGGCATTAAAAAAGAACGCTTATGCGTCCTTGGATTGCTTAGTTTCTATTTTTTCTACAACTTTATACTCATTAAGCACCTTAAATCTTTCCTCTGTAACTTCTAATATATCTCCGGCACTTCTTAGAATGTTATCGGCTGTAGAGTCGTAAAAGTTACTTATGACCTTTACTTTTATAGTAATCACCCCTTTCTGTGTATTAAAAAAGCACCTTATACTTCATAAAGTGCTTTAAGACGACCTTCTTTTTTTAGTTCTTCAACTTCTTCAGGTGTTAATTTAACAGGACACCCCGGCATAGATAGCCTATCTAAATAATCCTTATACGATTGCTCAGCATCCTTATCTTCAAATTCATTTTTCATTTACAATAATTCTTTTTCCAAATCAAAACCAAGACCGACATCTTTTAAGTCTAAATCTCTTGCTTCTAGTTCAGTTCTTAAAATATCTAAAACTTCATAATAAGCCAACGCTCTTCCGTCCTTGAAGCTGTCAGTCTTGTCTTCTTTTGCCTCACCTGCTGCTTCTTTGGCTCTCTCAACTATTCTTGTAACTATGTACCCAATTCCTTCAACGCTAATTTGGTTTGTCATAATACTTCTCCCCTTTCTTTTAATTCATCAATCCTATTTTGAATTGACTCTTTGAAATTCGAGATTTCTTTTTGCCAATGCTTTATTAGTCCTTGCTGTCTCCTCGGGTCTTTTGTTTCCCAATCTGGACAGTGACTGATTGGATTTTCGATATAATGCTCATGCTCTGCTATTCTCTTTTCAAAATTTCTTATAGATCTTCTCAATGAATTCGAACTTTGATTTTTAAGATCTTTTTCAGCAAATAATTGCAAATCCATAGGTAGGAAAGAACCTTCTGTATCATCTATTATACCATTTTTAATACGATTTACAACAACTTGATTCCATTCATTTAATTTTCTCTCGTATTTATATACATTGCCCTCATCCAGTGAATTCCCAGCAAGCCTTGTATACTTCTTTACCTGTCTGTCAGCATAATTAATAAGCTGCTCTTGCCTGTAGTCTTCTTCAATCTTTTTAATCTCTTTTCTTGAAAACCTAGCCTCGGGATTATCATCAAGCATAGGAAAATAAGTACTGTGGCTATCTTTACAATTTGGATGATAGAACCCCGCTTCCATAGCAGAACTTAACAGCATATAAGGTCCGTCTGTTGGCTTTCCTCCGCTCCACACATCATCAATCATCACCTTGCCCACAAAGGGCATACATAAAGGACAAGCACCGCTTCTTTTATTGACTATGACCGTACTTATGCCCCATTCCTGACGCTTTGCCCCCTCTCCTTGAAGATATGCCCTTTTATTAGCCGTCCTTATAGCCATTCTTGCATAGTTGGCTAAGGTATGCCTTGTGCCGTTTTTATACTGAACACAATTAAGTTCTGCTGCAAGCATATCCTTTGTAGCCATATCTACAGCCCTCTCATAGGTGCCTGCTCCTGTATTAGCATAAACTTGAGCATTGAATATAGCTTTACGGTACCGGTCGTTTGCCATTCTAAGTATTGCGGTTTCGGCTGTGCCCATATCCTTTACGGTTGCCTGTATAAGTGCATCCAGTTTCCTTTCATTGACCCTAAAAAAAGCACCATTTAAAGCTTCACTTGATTTCTGTGCAAAAAAGCCCTTTTTAATCGCATTAAGTATTTTCACCTCTTCAGACATATAACCCTTGCGGTTAGCCTGCCTTATCAGCAACTCGATCTTGTTATTTATGTCCTTAAACTGCCCTTTATACTTCTTAGCATTAAGTCTTTTATACCTTTCAAGCTGTTTCAGTTGCAAAGCTTGCCACATTTCCCAGTTATAGCCTTCTTTTAATTCTTCTGCTCTGTGCCTATCCATATTCCGAATCATAGAGTTGATAAGTTCAGTTTCTATTCTATCAAATGCAGCACCTACATCATAATCCATTGCTGTATACCTTAAATCCTGACTGCTTAAAGCCCCTTATAAGTTCTTTAAGCTTAGTCTTGCTGTAAACTGTATCATTCCTTAGCTCTGCATACCCTGCCTTTTCTATCGCATATACACCGCTAGGTACTTGCTCCGCTGCCATTCTCAGTATCTGCTTGTACTGTAGGCGACTCATTTGGTATTGGTGATTCATTATTGACACTATCATCTATCAGTACCCCCTTCATATTAAGCTCAGGCTCTTCAAGCTCAGCAATTCCTTGTTCTGCTTTAAGCCTTGCAACCTCTTCTTTCTTCCAATCATCATCCTTACTATCCCCATAAAGCTCATCTACAGATGCCTCTATACTCATGATACCTCCAGTTTTAGCCTTGGATACCGTCTCAACTTGACTTTCAAAGCTTGGATTTGCATATTCTCCAAAGTTCACATCAACCTTGACTTCTCCCAAAGCAGTCCTGTTCAGTATGTTGTATGCATCAAAATGAGCCTGTATAACTCTTGGCAGAACCTTTTGTAAAGCTTTTACTATTGAACCTCTCGTGTACAGTGTCGCCTTTTCCTTTTCTCTTTGAGCCTCTGCATTATCAAGCTTCTTCACATCAATACCCAATGTGCTTGGGCTTATAATGCCCTGCAAACAAAGGTCTAAGGCAGTTACATACGAAGCTAAGTAACTGTCATGAGGTATGTTCGGCTGTTCAGTGCTTATTTTACTGTCTGCTTTTTCTGACATATTCGCTTCTGTGGCTATATACCTGTTATCAAAAGCATTCGGCTTTATAAGTGCTCCTGTGTTTGGATCTCTTGGCAGCAGTCCTTCAGGAATGTATGTCTTTGCTCTGCCCGCTCTTAAAGCGTCCATCCACTGACTCCAAGCCTCATCAAACGCATCAAAATTATCAAGCTTTCCATCATCAAAGATTGAACCGCCTCTATTTGGATACTTCTTGCTTGAATATATCTTTGCAGGAACTGCCAAGAGTATAGTTTTATCAAAAGTTAAATCAATCATGTTCTTTGTAGCTTCAATACTGTTAAGCGGCACTTCTTTATCATTTAAGTACAGTTTATGACTTATATATCCATAGCCATATATCTCATGTAAAGTATAGGTTTTATGGTTCTCTTTGTAGGTACTCTTAAAAACCACCTCTTTTACTCTACCATATTGGTATTTATAGTCTACATATAAGCCTGACACCCATTCAAACATAGGATAAGGACTGAAGTCCGTATCAATGACTATCTTCCAAGCACCATCGCCTATATAAAGCATTTCCCTAAGTGCAGTATTAAGTTGCTCCAAAAATAGCTCTTCCTTATCCATTTCAGCCCAAAGATTTTTATCTTTATCCGACTCAAAATCAAAGTCATTTAAATCATTCAGCACTACATCGGTTAGCACTTTCACTATTAATCCGGGTAATCCTGTATGTACTTTTCTTATCTCCTGCCCCGGAGTACTTTTTGATGCCCAGAACTTGTATCTATCAGCATGCTCAAGCAACTGACTATATAACTGCTCAAGTTCGTTGCTATCCCCTCTGTACCATATCTTGTTTCTGATAGCATTGGTTTCAAAGTCTATACTATCTATTATTTTTATTGTGTAAGGGTCTGCCGGCTGTATCTCAAGCCAGCTTCTTATACTCTTTTTAATAGTCTCCATTATCCTCATCTTCTCTCTCTTTCTCCTCAAAACCTATAAGTAATGTATAAGGCATCCATGAATACTGACTTGCATTTATAGTGTGATCATTTGCATCTTCCGGCTCGTCCTTATCTTCATTCCAGCTATATGTATCAAGCTCTTTAAGATGCTCCGTACAGCCTTCACATACCAAGTATGAACCTTGCTGTATCCATCCAAGCATAAGGTTTATGCGGTCTATAATCTTCATAGCCTTATAAGCATTATTGAATTTATATATTGAACCGTTAAGTCTCTTGTACTTATTAAGCTCTGTTATAGTCGCTTGGTCCGCACTGTCTATGAACACATCCCTTACTGTGCCCCAGTTATCCTTATTCTTATCAAGGAAATTAATAAACTTACGCACTGTATCAGATGGTGCTAAGGGTGTATCAAGATTTGCATTGTTATAAACCTTTTCACTGAGTGTTATAACCTTGCGGCACTTAGTAATCCCTTGAAATAGCATTGCTATAGTGTCGGGACTTTTACTCGAATATGCTGTGTCCAGTGCGGCACTGAACTTTCTAAACTCGTACTTCTTAGCTTCAGCAATGCTTATCACATGCTTTTTTCTGTCAAAGTTTGGGAATATCAAGCCGGTAGCTTTACCCCTCAAGCCTTGAATTTTGTTTTTATATAACTTAGTTCCTACAGGGGCGGACTCTATCTTTTTATCAATCTGCTCATCTGTTAAACTTAAGTTATCTCTGAACGAAAAAAACCAGTACTTCCATCCTTGTACCGGTTTTTCTTTTAGTTCATCCAATATTTCTTTAGGGACATCCTGCTCATACTTTTTATAAGGTCTTGACCTGTTTACAAATTCTTTGTATACCGGTAAATCCGGATTATCAGGGTTTAAAGTAGCTATCAGGTAATCGTTTCTTGTTGATATCTCTCTGACAAATTCAATGTTAGCCGTGTTAATCTCATCAATATACACACATCCGAATTGAGAGCCTAACACTAATTCCCACTTATCCCTGTTATCATATCCGAGAATATATATTATCTTACCCTCAAATTTTATATGTGGTATCTTATTATCCTTATCTCCATTGCCACAATAAACTGCTTTGTTATGAATATCTAATATCCCATTATCCTGCTGTATGATATTCTTCTCAGCAACTCCGGTAGTCTTTGCTGCTATGATGTGTAACTTCTTCTTGCTTGCACTAACCATCTTCATAAACTTAACACCGGCACCCACAGTAGTCTTGCCGGATGCCGTTGTACCTTCCAAGAAATCAGCATTGACTCCCTTTGTAGAATTTATAAAATCAACATACTTATTTGAAAGCGGGAAGCTACTCTTCAAGTCCCTCACCTCCCAGCTGATCCATTATGTCAGACAACTTTTTACTTGGTTCATCTGTGCTTAATTCAACCTTTTCCTTAAACAGACCCATTCGCTTGCCGAGCAATTCTGCAGCTTTAAGTCTTTCTTTCTCGTCAGGAGCTTTCTGCATGGGCTTCGCCTTACTTACTCCCTCTCCTTGTCCCTCTATAACAACTACTTCTGAGCTGCTTTCTCCTCTAAGCACTGCGGTAAGGTACTCTAGTACTTCTTGTTGATTAGCAATCTTTTTGCTTGCAAGCTCGCCTAGTCGCTCATCGATGTAAGCTTTTACAGTAGTATTTTGTAGTAGTTTACTAGCGTTAGTATTAGCGTACTTTTCGCTGTACCCAGCCTTTATTGCCGCCTCTGTAGCATTTCCGCTGATGATATATTCATCAGCAAATCTTTGTTGTTTTATTGTTAATTTCAATATCATCAGCTCCTTTCTCAAAATTTACAAACAAAAAAGACAGCCTACTGACTGCCTTTCCTGCTGCTACTGTATCTATATTTT